AGCTAAAAGTGATAAACTATTTAAAGTTATTGAACTAAGTAGAGAACCTTCTGACGAAACTGTTCAGATAGTAGCTGCAGAATATATATCTAATATTTATGTAGATTCAGATACTTTTATTGACTATAAGCCTACTGCCTATACTGATCTACAATCAGGACTAACTGTACCTCCTGTTCCTAATTTTACCTTTGAAAAAAATGTTAGAGCAAGATTAGATGGTTCTCTTGTAACAGATGGTTTACTTTTAACTTCAACAGAAAAAGAAGGATTTGGTATAACATATATTACTCAGTATGAGATAGCTAAGCCATCAGGTGTTAGTTTAGCAGCTAATGCAAATTTATCAGGACTTAGCGGTCAAACAATTCATATAGATGACAGTAGTATACTAGAAGGATCCACTACTTTACCTTCTGTAACTTTAGCAGGTAAAAATGGTTTTAGTAGTCCCATAGGAGAAGTAAAGTTATTATGCACTGCTATTGAAAATACGGATACTGTTGGAGGTACTAAAGATGGTAATATACAACTAACTTTAGAAGGTTTTAGAGATGTATTTGATGAAAATTTTAATGTCAGGCTTCTAGATGCTAATGATTCTAGTATTTTTGGTACTCTAAAAGGTTCCGATCATATTACTATACCTATTAATGAAAAGTCACAACAACAAGGACTATTAAATTTTGTAGGATTTGCAGGAATTGTAACTGATCTTAGTCAACCTATAGTAAGTTCTACTCCTACTTCCGATACTATAAAAATAGAAAATATAAGAACAGAGGATGTAACTTTAATTAATAAAATACCTGNTGCTCCTTTTTATGTTACTTTAAACCAGCTTTTAGATTCTAGATTTTATAATAATAATAGTTTTTATGTTTCTGGTCAGAATAGTACTTATGTAAAAACAGGAGAAGTAACAGGTAATGAAACTATTACTATTGACTTACCTGTAAGACCTAGAAATAAAACTTTTGTTAGATTTTATGTAGATGGTTCTGAAAAAAGTTCTGGACAGTATGATTTAAATCATACTAATACTGCTATGAATGCAAATATAGTATATTCTAGTAGTGCTGCAGAATCTGCTTTCAGAACTGAAGTAGACTACTATAATGTGCCAGTGTTTGAAATAGGAGATAATGTACAGACTTCTCATGCTAATGTATTTAGTATTGTTGATAGTAGTTTTGATCCTCTTTCTCTTAAATATAATGCCTCATTAACTGCTAATTATATATATAGAGTATATACTCATACCGAACCTAAAATTAATTTAGCAGGATTTACTTTTACAAATATAAGTATAGATCCTGTTGGTGCTTTAGGTAATATTTCTGGTGGATCAGGGACTTTCGACTATGACAATACTAGATTTCCTGGTAAATTTGAATTAGCTAATAATAGAGTGTATAATTTAGAAATTAGTTCTGACTTTGAGTCTTTATTTCTTACTAAAGATAGTATAGTTCCAGACTTAGGAGTAGGTACTACAACTGTAAGAGCTAGAAATAAAACTAGAGTAGGAAGAACTAGTGCGTTTAATACTCAGTCTATAAATGTTGAATTTATTCCTATAAGAAAAGTAGAAAATATTACTATAGTAGAATCTTTGTATCGTGAACAAACTGGTGGTGTAGCTGTGCGTGTTACAATACAATTTGATCACATTCTACAACAAAATGTGACAGATTATGAAATATCATATAAACTAGATTCAGTAGATGATGTAGGTTCAGATGATGGCGGTACTGATTTAACTTCATTTAATACTGTAAAAGTTCCTGCTATTGGCGTAGATTCTGATGGTAAGATTAGATTTACTGTTAATGGTGTAAATAGAGGTCAAACTAGTGATACTAGAAATATCGTATTTAGAATTGTGCCTTTAAATAAAGAAATACGAGGTATAACTGCTATTGCAAGAAAGTCAATTTCTGGTAAAACTGATACACCTGCTAATATATTTAATTTTACAGGAGGACAACAAACTGATCAAATTACTTTATTATGGTCTTATCCACGTACCAGTGATGGGGAGCTTAGAGATATTGATCTTAAAGAAGTAGTAATAAAACGTATATCAGGTAGTCCTACTATTACGACTAATGAGAATAGACTAGAGCTTTTTGTTATAGCTGATGATTTAGTTACTGTTTCTGCAGGTACTGCCCGTAAATCTATTCCTATTGATACTTTTGGGGAGTTTACCTATGTAGCAAGAACTAGAGATACTAGTGGTAATTTTAGTGATGATGTAGTAGCTATAACTATAACTACTACTCGTCCCAATAGAAGTACCGTTATAAAAGCTTATAGTGAGGATGCCCCAACTACTGCTTTTGCAGGTATAACTAATGATAATAGTTCAGAAGCTGTTTATCCTTCTTTTACAACATCTAATAGTGGTGGTCTAGCATTTGTAAATAAAGGTGATGGATTTCCAAGTTCTATTGTAGATAATGCAAACGGCACATCTAGTGGTTTTTCTGCTGCAGGTGTTGTTAGTGACTTACTTGCTAGTGAATCAGCAGAGTATATAACTTCAATTAGAGATGCAGGAAGCACAGTAACAGGTGCTATATTTGTAGATATAACAGGTTCACAGGCTGTAGAAACTACTTTTAATGATTCTAAAGAGACATACTTATCTGGTGTAACAGATGCCTCTGGCACTGCTGGTGTATTAAAAGATGCAAGTTTTGGAGGAATTGGTCATGTACTAGGATTTAGTAATACAGCCGTAGTAGATCCTAGATTCGATTCCAATAATCAAACTTTTATGACAGGTGGTGCTTCAGGTAATGTATTTGCTATCTGGGATGATGGTAAATATACAGGTAATGTGATAACTATTACTGGAATTACTAAAGCTAGTCCTGCTGTAGTAACAACTAGTGGTAGCGAACATGGACTAGTAAATGGTAATAGAATTATTATTCATGACGTAAATGGTATGACTCAGATAAATAATAGAGAATTATATGTTAATAGAGTAAATGCTACTAGTGTTCAGTTATATACTGATGCTGGTAGAACCTCTGCTCTTAATTCAAGTAGTTTTGATACATATACATCTTCTGGTGTTTTAGATCAAGGAGACTATGCAAATGCTAATTCCTACGCTTTAATAGCTGGTGTTATAGATGCAGATGAAATTAGGCTAGGAGCTTCTTATTTTCCTAATGGTAATGCCACTGGAAGTAATGCTCTAGCTAATATAACAACTGCTGCAAGTAGTTATAAGTTAGTTAACTTTAAACAGTATATTGATACAGGTTCAGGAGATACTTTTGCAGGAACATTAGGGGCTGTTACTAGTCAAACACTAATTAGAACTACTACTGCTGCAAATGCTGCTTTATATTATGCTAACGGTAATGTAGATATAAGTCAATTTATAGGTTCAGCAGTAAATGATGGTTTTCAGACATATCAAGCGGGTAGTAGAACCTTTAGACAGTTTCAATTAAAATTTATTGTACAAAATAATCAACCCGATGAATTTGACTTTACAATTGATAAGTTTAGGTATACTATAGAAAAAGATACAGTTACTTTTACGGATACTATTGCATATGATGCAACTACCAAAACTGTTGATATTACTAGCGCAGGTTTTTTAAATAGACCTGTTATAAGTTACGCAATGTTATCAGAAGACGCAAATAAACCACATATAGTAGTAACAACTGCTGCATCAAATCAAGCAGTTAGTTTTCAAGTATTTAAAAGTGACGATAGTGGAGCGGCATCAACCTCTTCAGGAATGTCCGTAATGATAACAGCAACAGGAGTATAAATGGCTTTAGTAGATTCAAACACATATATTGAACCAACTGCAGGTACAGCATTAAATAGTGCAAGAACACAGTTCAATAACTCTATGAGGTCACTCTTAACTAACTTTAGGAGTTCTAGTGCTCCTGCTACTGTAAATATTGTTACATCTGGCGAACCTACCGTAGTGCCTGATGGCACTATGATGCATTTTGCTAATGCAAATGTTAACGCACTATTTATTTCTGATTCAGGCACTAAAAAAAGTTCTCATATTGGCGGTAATTTTACTAGAGTAGGTATAGGACATAGAATAGAAAACGGTATTGTGTCTATGATGGCTAATGTAAGTCATTATGATATAGGTGAACTGTCAGCTACTGTTTCTGAAAATGGCACACTAGCTGCTAATTCTAGACTTTATTTAAAAATAGCTAATGCTAGTGTTGATGCTTCATTTATTGATATAGGTAAACCCCCACCTCTTTCCGTAGTAAGTAGTATGATTGCAGTTGCAGGTGTTAATTCTGATAGAGTTAATTTAACATCGGGCGGCCTAACTACAGCTAATCTAGCTGTAGTTACAGCTACCGCTAGTGGAGGTAAAAAATGGTTTCCAGCAGCTGATGGTGTAGGTCATGCAGCTCTTAAGATATCTAGTATAGGTGCTAGTGATAACACTGCTATATTATTTAATTTTGGTAGTTCTAGTGCTAATGTATCTTTAGCACATCAACCAGGAGTTGCTTCTACTAAAAATGGATTAAATGTAATACAACAAGACGGCACTTATGCACCTATAGCTGCAAATGTTATACTACAATCTGCTATTACAGGTTCTGGTACTGCGCCTGTTCCTTTACTGCCTGTAGGTACGATTATAGCTTATGGCGCATCTTCGACCCCTGCTGGTTTTGAAAAATGTGGAGGACAAAGTTTACTTCGAGCTACCTATCCCGCATTATTTGCTGTTATAGGTACTACATTTGGAGCAGGATCAGATGGAGGCAACACTTTTGCTGCTCCTGATTTTAAAGATAAAGTAATAATAGGACAAGGCGATATTTTAGATACTATAGGAAATGGTGCTGGTGATTTTGCCTCAGGAGGTACAATTACTACTGCTTCAGGCACTGCTGCCTTATCTACCTCAGTAGGTTCTGCATCTACTGGTGTAAAAGATGCTGGTGGCGTATCAGTATTAACAGCTGTTAGTGCTGGTGGACATACTCATACAGCAGTGGTCCCACATGCTGTCGCACGTTATATAATAAAAACATAGAGGAATAAACATGGAATATATGAAATTTCATATAGATGAGATGGATCAAGAGTTTGTATTTTTTGAATACAGAAAAATAGAAGAAGATATAAAAGGACCGTTAATAACAAGAGCTTTTCCTTTTTCTAAAATTTTAGAAAGAGAACCAAAAATACAAGAGTTAGTTGCTGGACCTATTATTGGTATATACTACGAACAAAGAGGTAGCAGTAGTATTGTAAGTGAGAGACAATGGATTGACAGAATTGAGCCTTTAGAGCCTGAGTTAATTAATTGGATTGTTGAATTAGTTAAAAAGATATGCGTAGAAGAAGTATATGATGAACTACTAAAACCTCCTACAATTGATGAGCAGGTTGAAGATTTTATAAAAGAATTTTTTGAAGAAGGAGACTCAGAGCCGTTAGAGCAAAAAGATTTCTTAGCTGAATTTTTTGAAGAATTAGAACCTTCACAACAAAATGACTCCCTAGTTACTTCTTTACATGAATATCAGACTTCTGCAGATACACTAGATAAAAGAATAAAAGATAGATTTAATAGTACTTCTTTAGAAACAGTTGATTTTTTAGCTGAGTTTTTTGATCAATTAGATGAAGATGAAGTATAATATTTAAGGAGAGAACATGGCGCTTACGCGTGTAACATCAACAGTTTTAGAAGCAAACGCAGTCTCTGCAGAAAAAATGGCTAATAGTTCTCTAACTACTAGACTGTATGGTATAAAATCAATTGAAGCTAAACACTTTGCTACTAGCGCTAATGCTTTTAGCCTTACTACTAATATAAATTTACTGACTGCTAATATAAATCAAACTTCTGCTAATATAGCAGCAGCAGCCTTAAATATAACTGCAAGTACGGGTAATACTGTTAGTCTATTAGCAAATGTAAATCTTAATGCAGCTAATACTATACAATTACAAATTAATTTAAAAGCTAATGTAAATTCTGTTAAAGCTAATGTAGATGCTGCAGAAGCTAATATTGCGGGCATACTTGATGGAAGCACTTTTACTGGTCAAGTAAATATGAGCGATGATTTAGTTGTTCAAGGTAACTTGACTGTGCTTGGTGATAGTATTACCGCTAATACTCTTAACTCTGTTGTTCAGGATAGATTTATACTTTTAGCTAATTCTGTAACAGGAGCTCCTAGTGCTGATGTAGGTATCTTTATGAATAGGGGCACATCAGGTAACGCTGCCCTTTTCTATGACGAATCTACTAAATCATTTACAGTAGCAGAGACTAGAGATCCTGATAGTAATGTTGTTATTAGTCCTACAGGTTTAGCTAACTTAGCTGTAGGCACACTGAAATACAATGGAGCAGATTTAAATACTGCTATTACTGATAATCGCTCAGGAGCTGTTTCTACAGTATATAAAGATAATCTTACAGTTTCTCGTGCTTTATCCTCTGATGGAAGTGGTAAAATAATTGTATCTGATGTTACTAGTACAGAGCTTGGTTATTTAGATGGCGTAACTAGTGCTATACAAACTCAAATTGATTCTAAAATAGCTACTACCACTTCTGCTGCTAATGACTTTATAACCTTTACTAGACTAAATGCTAATATTAATGTAGTATCTAGTAATGTTGCTGTCGGTCTAGCAAGAAAAGTAAATGTAATTGCAAGTGCTACAGGAGAAGGAAGTGGAAATAATAACTTTTTTGTAGCTACTCCAACAGGAGGTAATCCTACTGCTATTGATAATATATCCGTTAGTATAAATGGTATTATGCAAGCTAAAACAACAGATTATATATACACAGCAGGATCAGGTAAAGTTACTTTTAAAGATGCACTAATTCCAGATGGATTAATTGTGCAGATTACTTCTTTTAATCCGCCAACCTAATGAGAAAATATAGGCAACTTACCACGGAACTAACTTTTAGATGTAATGCTAAATGTCCTGCTTGTCATAGAGTTAAGCCTCTTCGTATTAATTTAAATGATAAAAAATATACTATATCATTAGATAG